GCAGCTCCTCGGGGGCGTCCTTGAGAATGTGGCCCTGCGTGTCGTACCCGTGATGGAAGAAGCAGACCGTTCCACACGCGAACGCCTCCCACGGCTTGGTGGTTGCCCAACCCGAGCCGCTGGTCGGTGTCGTGAACGTGGAGCGCACCGAGTGAAGCTTCGCGGCGAAGTCCCTGAACGGTCGCGGCTGGATGTCGACGCCGAGCTTGGTCAGCGACTCATCAGACCACACACCGTGGATGAACGCGGGTTCCAGCGGCATCACGTACCGCTGCATGATGTAGAGTCGCGTGAGCTCCTCCTTGACGTACGCCCGCGCCTCGTTGATGAAGAGACCGAAGCTCTGGCGCCCGTGCCACGTGTCGTCGAACGAGAGGAGGTCGCCCACGGGCGTGTTCGTCATCACGCCGTTGATCTCGAGGCGCGTGTAGATGTTGCGGACGGTCGAGGTCCAGAGTCCCGGCTCACCGTTCTGCGCGAAGCGTCGCCAGTGCTCGTCCGGCTTCGTGGGGTCGCCGTATCGTTCGTGCTTGAGCGCGTTGCTTGAGTTGAACTGACACTGCACCGGGTGTTGCAGTGGCCACTTTAGGTCACGCAGCTTGAGACGGTTGCGCGGGTCCGCGTTGATGTAGATCTCCTCACGGTTGATGGGATCCTCATCGCGCCACGCGTTGATGCCGCGGAAGATGTACGACGCGTAGTGGATGAACGCCTGCTGTGGCTTCGTCAGGACGCTTCGGTCCTCGATGGATGGGATCGGCATGTTGGTCGACCCGTGCTGACCTATCCAGAGGACGAGCGCGTCTAGTCCCCTGATGAAGGGCACCGTCAGCACGTCGTGCCACTGCATCGTGCGGAGCTGCCCCTCGGTCGTGTCGAGATCCTTGTGTCGCTTCTGGTAGGCCGAGTACTCGGGCTTCCAGTCTATCCAGGGGTTCTCGACGTTCGCGGGCAATCCCACACTCGTCGGTTCCTCACCGGAGTTCCTCCCGATGAGGTAGAACGTGTCCTGCGGTCGGCGCTGGGCCAACTCACCGACGACGGTGATACACTCGTTGTCGCCGCCCACGAAGCCACACTGGTCGAGGGACAGGGGCATCGAGCGTCCGATCTTCGCGTAACCGATCCTCATGACTCTCTCCAATATGATCCGTCAAGCCACTTGTTCGCGATGTCGAGGGTGAGAGTCTCTGGCGGCCAGAAGTCGCCGACCACGATCGCCGATGAGGCCTTACCTCGTTGCTTGTAGCGCGTGATGACGATGAATCCGCCGTAGTCTTTACCGATGAGCACCTCGAGCGTCTCATCGTGTCCCCAAACCAGACCGTCGTAGTGCTTGTATTGAAATGCAAACGCATCTTCAAGTGCTGTGATGGTGGCGCAGTTCCAGTTGTCGGGTGTGAAGTTCCCCGCATCATCAAACGCGCACTTACGAGGGCTCGCAAAGTGTTCTGGTTGTGGGTCGCCCTGGCAGCGGTGGCAGTTCATAGGATCTCTCCAAGCGCGCGAATCATCTCATCGCGCTCGCGCCAGTCGACGCGTGGTCTAAATACAGATGTCGGACAGACGAGCATCACCGACGAGTGAAACTTACGCGCGTGCTGGCAGTTGCAGCACACGGTGTCGTCCGTTACCTCGACCTGGGGTGAAACCTTGGTGGGATCATCGAGGTCACTCATACATGCACTCCTCGGTCGTGAAAGGTAAGATACTGTGGCCGAAGCGGGCGCTGGAGAAGTACCCGCCCCGGCCACGCCGGTCGTTCGTCGTTGTGTGTGACGACCGGGATGTCGACTCCTACTACGCGGGAACCGGTTCGCCCGCCGCGGCCTTGCGCGCCTCGGCCTCTTCCTTCGCCTTCTGTCGCAGCGCGTCCGCGGCCGCCTTGGCTTCAGCCTTCTTCTGCTCGGCCGCCGCCTTCTTCTCGGCGCGCTTGGCCTCGCTGGCCGCCTTCTTCTCCGTCTTCACGCGCTCACGTTCCGCGGCCTTGGCCGCCTTCTGTCCCTCGAGGTCCTGCGGCTGCGCGAGGTTCGCCGCGTCGAACTCGATCGTCTCCGGCGCCTCGCCGTTGAACATCTTCGGTCCGACGTAGACCGATGCGCGAACCCCGGGCTGGGTGTACGACGCGCCGCCGGTCTTGTACTTCGTCTTGCGATGCAGTGTGGCCATGATCGAATGCTCCCCCAATGATGGTGTCAATGTCGTGGTCGGTGATTCGACCAACGTGCTGTGACTACTCTAACCAGTCAGATTCGGTTTGTAAACAGGAAAATGCGGTCCCGTCAACAAAATTATGCGACATAGTGGTCAAAGAATTTTGTTGACCCGCCGACGGTCGACCTGTATAATTGAGTGGCTTGGGTTGGGGCTGGCCGGCCCCCGATCCTAAAGTCCGACACCCTCACCCGGTGTTGGAGACCCAAGCTATTCCACGACTACGGAGGGTGAGACCGTGAGATTCCCCAGGATTTCCGCGTGATCGGGCCAGATTCAAACTTTGAGTCCGTACGTGACGCCGCCCAGGCATACATCACCAAGGGGTGGCAGGTCGTTCCGCTGGCGCCGAGATCCAAGGCGTGTATCGATGAGGGTTGGTTGCGCCTCGTGTTCAAGCCGACCGACTTCAACCCCGATGACAACATAGGCATCCGCTCGGTCGGGGGGTTGGTCGACATCGACTGCGACGCGGCGGAGGTCGTCGCCGTCGCGGGCGCCTTCATGCCCGCCACGAACGCCGTGTACGGTCGACCCAGTAAGCCGCGCTCCCACCTACTCTACCTCTCAGCCTTCGACAAGACGATCTCCTTCAAGGACCAGGGCACATCCGCCGAGAAGGCGACGCTCATCGAGATCCGCGTCAACCACCAGTCGATGGCACCACCGAGCGTTCATCCCAACGGGGAGGTGTTGGCGTGGGAAGGCCTGCTAGGCGACGCCACAGGCATCGACGCGGATGTTCTTCTTCGCAGCGTGCGCTTGACAGCGACCGCTGCGATGGTGGCAAGATATTACAATCCTCCAGGCAATCGCCACGACTGGGGACTCGCTCTGGCCGGCTTCCTTCGGCACCTCGGACTGTCCGAGGATGAGGCGAAGAAGATCTTCACCGAGGCGGGCAAGTGGGCGCGTGACCCCGAGGTCGCCGAACGACTGAGCTGCGTCCGTACCACGTACGCCAGAAGCGACGATGATCCGCTTCGAGGGGCAAAGGGCCTCAAGGACGTGATGGGGTCGAACGCGAAGACGTTCACCGCCACGCTCAATAAGATCTGGGGCTCGTCGTCATCGGCGTGGATCCTCGACGACAAGGGAGAACGCATCGCCGCGCAGAACCAGGAGAACATCAAGCGCGCGCTCGATAAGATGGAGGTGGAGCTGACGTACGACATCTTCGCCGAGAAGCTCTACGCCAGCTGGGGCGGGAGACGACAGGTCATTAACGACAGCTACGTTGAGCGCCTGTGGTTGCATATCGATGCGACCTACCACTTCCGACCAACGCTCGAGTTCTTTCGCATCGTGGTCGAGAAGCTGGCCCACGACAACGAGCGGCATCCGGTCCGGGAGTATCTCAACGGACTGCGGTGGGACGGTGTGCCGAGGGTGGATACGTGGCTCATAAAGCACGCTCGCGCCGCTGACACGCAGTATGTTCGTGCGATCTCCGCGCTGGTGCTGGTCGGCGCGGTACGTCGTGTTCGCTCACCCGGTTGTAAGTTCGATGAGATGCTCGTCCTGGAATCGGAGCAGGGACTGCTCAAGTCCTCGGCACTTCGCGCGCTCTGTCCTAACGAAGATTGGTTCTCTGACGACCTGCCGTTGAACGTCGATGCCAAGCAGGTCATCGAGCGGACCCTCGGCAAGTGGATCATCGAGGCCGCGGAGCTGAGCGGGCTTCGGGCCTCACAGGCCGAACACTTCAAGAGTATGATGTCGAGACCGACGGACGGACCCGTGCGGTTGGCCTACGCACGCATTCCCATCGAGCGACCCCGGCAGTTCATACTCGTGGGTACGACGAACGCGCACGCGTACCTGACCGACAGCACCGGGAACCGACGCTTTTGGCCGATCCGCGTTGAGAAGTTTGATGTCGACGGTATCGTGGCGAACCGCGAGCAGCTGTGGGCCGAGGCCGCGGACCGCGAGGCTCGAGGGGAGAGTCATCGGCTCGACCCATCACTGTATCAGTTCGCCGCACTGCAGCAGGAACGACGTCGAACCGATGATGCCTGGGAGAACATCTTGAGCTCCGCGTTCTCTGAGGAGGAGAGTCATCGCTTTACATCTGAGCGGGTGTGGGAGATCCTCGGATTTCCCATCTCGCAGCGCGGGCCGACCGAACAAGCGCGTGTCATGCTCGTCATGCAGCGCCTCGGATTCCGCAGAATGTCGGTTCGGGACGAGAATAAGAAGGTTGTTAAGGGTTGGGGGAGAGATCAGCTCACCGGAACACCCAAGCTGCCTATCGAAGACCAGTCAAGTGTTACCGAGGAAAAGGGGTGAATTCTCCCTATTTTATTGGGCGTAACCACTGTATCCGTCCAGATAGGTCTCTCTAGAGTTTCCAATGGCCTATAGCTACTCTATTGTAGTCTATAGAAGAATATCAGTTACAACAGTTACAATAGATAATAGGGAGATTTTGGGGTAAAATGGGTAACCTCGAAATTACGACGTGGGTTACCGATTACAGGATAGGCGTTAAACCGATGAAAAAGAGACTCGATGTCATGAAGTTGGGACCGCAGGACCTCGAATCATACTGTATACACCTCATAACGCTGTACACTGAGGCGATTGATGCGTTTAAAACGCTTCATCCAGAACGATATGCGGACTACAGAAGGAGAGTGAAGAACGCGGTGCAAATCGCCCATGAAAAAAGTTGAAAAAAGCTATTGACATGTTTGTTACAGGCGTGTTATAGTGAGCATGGTTGAGTTCGTAGTGGCACACCTCGCCCGGCACAGGAGCCTACCCATGAAAAACGCAGCATTCAACATCGTGTGGGGCAGCATCGCTGCTTATTACCTCGCGTCCCACATCGCGAAGTACATCATCGTCTGGACCAACTAACGGTGGGCGAACGCATCCTCGGTAAGGCCGACGCCCGATCCTCGGAACGCGTTCTCTACGATAAGATGGTACCCGATCGCGCGCAACGTAAGTGCACCGGTCTCAACAAGGACGGCTTGCCCTGTGGGCGATGGGCCGTTCGCGGTGGGAACGTCTGTGCAACGCACGGAGGATCGGAACCCGCGACACGTGCCGCCGCACGACGGCGACTCCTCGAGTTTGTTGAGCCCGCGATGGTCACACTCGCCAACAAGCTCGAGTCGGATGACGACATGGTGGCCGTGAAGGCCGCGTGCGCCATCCTCGATCGCGCCGGGTTCGGCGTGCATGCCTCCCTTACCGTCAACAACGACGACAAGCGCAAGGATCTTGAGCAGATGAGCGACGAACAGCTCGCGGAACGAGCCGCGGACGTCGCACGTCAGCTGCGCGAGAATAAGGAACGCCACCTCCTCGAGGGAGAAGTCATCTCGGGGTCGACGACAACCCACTAACCGTGTATGTATGTGACAGTCGTTCTTATTGGACCAGCTTGATGTTCTAACCGATCAAGACATAGAACGCGAGGACGCGGTCGCCGAGTTGATGGCGATCGAGCTTGAGCTCTCGGTTAGACGATGCCGGTCCTTCAAGAACTTCATACACGAGGCGTGGGAGATCATCGAACCCAGCAGCACCCTTGTCTGGAACTGGCACCTCGACGAGTTCTGCAAAGAGTTCGAGCTCGCCGCCGAGACGCCCGACTACCGCGGCATCTTCAACGTTCCGCCCGCCACCATGAAGTCGCTCCTCATGGTGTTCGGTCGCGCCTGGCTGTGGACGCGCAACTCATCGCTGGGTTTCTTATCGGGTTCCTACTCCCTACACCTCGCACTCCGCGACAACGTTAAGCTCCGACAGATCGTCCAGTCACAGTGGTATCAGACCCGGTGGCCGAAGGTCAAGCTCGTAGGCGACCAGAACGCGAAGGAACTGTTCAAGACGCAGTACGGCGGGTGGTCCTTCGCCACTTCGGTCGCCGGCGCCGGCACGGGCGAACATCCCGACTTCATCTTCATCGATGATCCCATCTCCGCCCTAGAGGCGCGAAGCACGGTGGCCATGACGGTCGCCAACGAGTGGATCGACCGCACGCTCAGCACGCGCGGTATGACTCGCGGTGTTCGATTCCTCCTCACGATGCAGCGACTCAATGAGATCGACCCGTCGGGTCATCTCCTCGACAAGGGCGGGTGGCGCCACATGTGCTTCCCGATGGAGTACCGCGCGTATGAGGAGGACTCAAACACTGGGCGAGTCCTCTGGCGACCCGATCCTAGGGATCATCGCACCGAGCCTGGTGAGCTACTCTGGCCGGCGCTCATTCCACGCGAGAAGGTGGAGCAGCTCAAGATCGCGCTCGGCCCATACGGTGCGGCGGGTCAGCTTGGACAGCAGCCGTCGCCCGAGGGTGGTGGCCTCTTCAAGCGCTCCTACTTCACCGTGGTCGACACCGCACCCATCGAGGCGAGACGATGCCGAGGTTGGGACACGGCGGGTACCGAGAACGACGGTGACTACACGGTGGGTGTGAAGATGTCCATCACGAAAGAGGGCATCATCTACATCGAGGACGTGGTGCGCGGACAGTTCGCGCCCGATGACGTCGAGCTGACGATCCTCAACACCGCGCGCATCGACGGTAAGAAGACCGCGCAACGCGAGGAAAAAGAGGGTGGCAGCGCGGGTAAGGGCGTCATCGCCTCGCACGCCAAGCTGCTCAAGGGCTACGACTACGAGGGGATCAACGTAGGCGCGGATAAGATCACCCGGGCCAAGCCGTTCCGCGCCCAGTGCGCCGCGGGTAACGTCCGCATGGTGCGGGGCGAGTGGAACGAGCCGTACCTTCAGGAACTGGAGCACTTCCCGGTGGGCAAGCATGACGACCAGGTGGACGCCTCGAGCTGCGCATACAACCAGCTGGTGATCGAGGAGCCGAAGAAGACCTCGGCGACGTGGGGTAGATGATGTCATCACTACGTACCCTCACCTCGGACCTGCTGTCACGGGCTCGATGGTCCGCACTGCTGAAGACGTTCGACGGAGCGCGCGATCTGAACAAGGTCCTGGGCTACGCGACGGACTTGAGCACGGGTAAGTACCGCGAGCGCTACCTTCGCAACGGTATGGCGACCCGCATCGTCGAGACGTTCCCCGACCTCACGTGGCGCGGTGGCGCCGAGCTCATCGAGAACGAGGATCCTGACACGTTCACCCCGTTCGAGCAGGCGTGGGATGAGCTCAACGATCGCCTCCAGATCTGGTCCGTGTTTCGACGCGCCGACATCCTCGCCGGGCTGGGTCGCTACTCGGTGATCCTCCTCGGCGTACCCGGCAACTTTGAGGAACCGCTGGAAAACGCGGGTGGACCCGACAAACTTCTGTACCTCAGCACGTTCGCCGAGGACGAGGCGATCATCAACACCTGGGTGGAAGACACCAAGGACCCGCGCTTCGGTCTGCCGTTGACCTACAAGCTCAAGCGCCTGGGTTCGACCAAGGGCGCGGACCGCACGGTGCACTGGTCACGGATCATCCACATCGCCGACGGCGTCCTCGATGAGATCGTGTACGGAAAGCCTCGTCTCCAGAACGTGTGGAACTGGCTGGACGACCTCGATAAGATCGTCGGCGGTGGGTCGGAGGCGTCCTGGAAGCGCGCCGACCAGGGCATGCAGATCGACGTCGATCCCGAGATCACGTTGGACGACGCGGCGCAGAAGAAGCTGCAGGACGAGGTCGACGAGTACATCAACGGACTGAAGCGGATCGTGCGCACCCAGGGTGTTAAGATGAACGCCCTCGGGTCGGATGTCTCCACCTTCTCACAGAACGCGTCCACCGTCATCGACCTCATCAGCGCGTCCACGGGCATTCCACAGCGGGTGCTCATGGGATCGGAGCGCGGTGAGCTCGCATCGACGCAGGACAAGCAGAACCTCGACGATCGCGTGTCGGACCGACGTGACTCCTTCGCGAAACCTATGGTGGTGCGACCCTTCGTGAACACACTCATCGCCGTGGGCGTGCTACCCGAGCCCAAGCAGTACGATCCGCGGTGGCCCGACCAGAAGGAGATGACCGAGACCGAGCGCGTGAGCGTCGCCTCGGGTCTCGCGGCGGCCAACGCGTCACAGGCGAACGCGAACGGCGAGATCATCATCACGACCGATGAGATCCGGGACCGGTACCTCGAGCTGCCGCCGCTCAAGCAGCAGCCACAGACGAAGCAGCTACCGGTCGCCGCCATCGGAAAAAAAAAGAAGACAGCTCGCGGTGGAGTAAGATCCACCGAGCCGCCGACGCTCGAGTTGGTGCGCTCCGAGGTATCATGAACACGGCATTCGCCGCAGCGCGCGCCCGCGTCCCGATGATCGTGCTTCACGCCGGTCTCGAGGCGCAAGATCGTCACGCGGTGGAGCGCGCGATGTTGCAGGCGAACCTCAAGATCTCCCAGAAGGAGATCGAGGAGCTCCTACTCGACGTGATGGAGGAGTCTGCGCGGGAGACGATCCCGACGTTGCATCGGTTCCGCGCCTCGAAGTCACCCAAGAACGTCATCGAGTTCCGCTTTGACCGAACGAACCCCAGCGCCGTGGCGTGGGCGAAGAATCACGCTGGAGAGCTCATCAAGGGCATCTCAAAGACGACTCGCGATGATGTTCGCGAGGTTATCACGCGCGCATTTGTGGAAGGTATTCCTCCGCGGTCGGCGGCCTCGCTCCTCCTTGACGCGGTGGGTGACGCAACGCGGGCGCTGACGATCGCACGGACCGAGACGATGCGTGCGTCGAACGAGGGACAGGAGCAGCTGTGGAAGCAGGCGACCGACGTTGGCCTGCTCACCGGACGTGAAGAGCGCATGTGGATCGTCACCCCCGACGACCGGCTGTGCCCCATATGTGAGGGCCTCGAGGACAGAACCTCGCCGCTTAACGGGATGTTTACCTCGAACAGCGGGGCAAGCTACGACGTTCCACCCGCTCATCCCAACTGTCGATGCGTGATGGGACTAAAGTGAAGGAGATGAATGTGAAGAAAGCGCTCGTTCTTACGCTCATGCTGGTCGCGATGTTTGCCTACGCACCCGGGGTGCAGGCGCAGACGTGCACGGGCACGCCGACGGCCAACCCCGCAAACGTGGCGTTCACGGTGAGCCCAGACCACAACGCCACCGTACCGGTGACCGGACAGGCGGTGCTCACGAGCTACGCGCTGCAGATCTTCAAGTGCTCGGATAGCACCCAGGTCGGCAGCAATGTCGACATGGGTAAGCCGACGCCGGTGGGGTCGACGGCGACGGTCAACAACATCGTGCCGCAAACGCTGACGAAGGACGTTCAATACTTCGCCAAGATTCTCGCTGTGGGTCCGGGAGGTTCCACGGCCAGTGCGGCCTCAGCCCCTTTCTACTTCCCGGGACCGGTGGCGGCCCCACGTGCAGCGGGAGCACCTACGTTCCCGTAAAGATCGCGATCATCGACTGGACGAGAACGGTTAGTCGTTCGAGCGGAAAGGGATTCACCGTATGGATGAAGTTGAGCGGTACCACCAGGATCACGCAGGTCTCGGTGTCCATCCGCGACGCGGTGACGGGCTCGGTCACGACGGTACAGACGTTCTCGGACGCGCGACAGCTCGCGGGCATCGCGGTACCGTTGACCGGCGTCAGCAACGGCACCAAAGACTTCATCGTCAAGGCGACCGACGAGTGCGGTACGCCCGACCAGACCGGACAAAAACGGACGCTCGTCGTCAATCCATAGGAGATTCACATGCCTCTCGCTACATCGTGCACCAATGAACAGAAGCGCATCGTTCTCACCAACCCCAAGACCCAGGGTGGACAGCCCGCCACCATCGACGGCGCGCTGACCGTCGAGGTTGTCTCGGGCGACGGCACGTTCGAGGTCGATCCCGCGCTGCCCACCCAGTTCAAGGCGGTCTCGGGTACGGCGCTCGGCGATACGGTCTACAACATCTCGGCCGACGCAGACCTCGGCGCGGGCGTGCAGACCATCACCGACCAGGTCACACTGACGGTCACGAGCGCTTCGGCGGCGTCGTTTGGCCTCGCTGAAGGTGCGGTCGAGCAGAAGTAATGACCAAGGTTGAAGAGGCGATGCAGGAGATCGCCGACGAGATCGCCACCTTTGAGCCCGAGGCAGAGGGCCTTGATGACGATCTTCGTTTGAACATTCACGAAGACACCAGGGTAGACGTTGCTACGCTCCGTGCTGAATACACAGAACGTTTGGCGCTTCTACACGCGGCGCATACCGCGTTGACGAACCTGATGTTGAACGGGCACCCCGGCATCGACTCACGTGGTGTGAATGAGGCGGTGTACGCGGACCTGCAAGAGAACAAGCGTACCATCGACGCAGCTCTTGCGAAGTTTCACGTGGTAGCGACCGCATCCAGCCTCGGTCTCACGGCCGGGGCCACGGAACAGAAGTAGATGGGCAACGCGCTGGCGCATGTCGATGTCGTCGAGCATGACATCGCATGCCCAGCGTGTGGCCGGTTGATCGTTGAGCCCGCGCCCAAGGTCATACCCGAGCGGGGTGATGGCTCGGTGTGGGTCGAACAAGAAGAATATACGCCTCTTCCGATGGACATCGTTAGACAGCAGCTAGCGTACGCCGAGCAGCGCGTCTCCTTCAACCCGAAGGATGCGGACGCACTCCAGACGCTGTGGTGCTGGCAGGCGATCATACATGCGCGGCGGTTCTCGCACCGGAGGACACGCTAGTGTCCACGTGGCGTACATCGAAGACCGGCACGGGTCTTAGTAGCAATCTTAACCTATCTGAACCCGTTGGCGCCGCAAACGGCGACTATCAGATCGTTCAACTAGCATGTCCTCATGGAACACCGGGAACGATCGGTGGCACCACGGGTTGGACGCTGTTACGCTCAGGCACCGGAACGAACGGCGACTTTTACGTTTATGTACAGGTTCGTAGCGGTGCACCGACGCTCACGTGGACGGCGACCGGATCGTGGACCGGAACCGAATGGCATTACCACTCATTCGCCCCGCCATCAAATAAGACTTGGTCGACCGACACGTCCGCTCAAACGGCCGTAACGACGGGAACAAACCCCGATGCCCCATCTGCGACCGCGTCACAGACCGGTGATGAATCTGTAGCGCTTGGGTTTAATTGGGCGGGAGGTACGTGGACCGCGCCATCTACATACTCGCTTCGCTCGGTAAATACGGGCGGATTAGACTGTTCTTGTGCTTCAAAGACACTCACCGCGAGTGGTGCTGAAAATCCAGCGGCGTTCTCGGGTGGCAGTGGCTCCAATGACCTCTATGCGGTCACCGTACTCGTTAAGCAGACAACGACCGCGCCGCTTACGCAGTCACACGTCAAGTTTAGGAACGACGACGGCAGTGAGACCACAGCCACGAACCTCGCGTCACAGGACGTGAACGTCACGACCGGGTTGAACGTCAACGTTCGACTACGCGTGCAGGTCTCTGCGTCAGGTGATCCACCCTCGGTCGTTCCGTCGCTGTGGTATACCAAGAACGGCGGGGCGCAGACCCAGGTGCCCGTGGGGTCACTCACGACACCCACGCTGAGCATCGGTAACTCGGGAAACTCAAATTACACGGCGACGACGACGCTCACGCTGGCCTATCCGACCGGGCATTCGTCGCGGTCGGCGCTGGTCGCGTTCATACTCCAGAAGCCCACGACGGCCAACGGGGGTGGCATCACGGTCCCCGCGGGTTGGACGCTTCAGGCCGAACGCTCGGGAGCGACGGACGGCGATACGGGTGGCTACACCACGACGACGGGCGCCGACGTCGGCAACATGAACCTCTACGTCCTGACCAAGGACACGGTGACGGGTTCGGAGTCGGGCAACCTCTCCGTGACGGTGTCGGCCGATAGCAACGTGTCGGGTGGCAGCATCATGGCGGTCAACGCCGATCAAGCCAACACGCTGTCGTTCGCCGTCGGGACCGGTAAGGACACGAGCGCCGGTAGCGTGTCGTTCACCACGGGTTCGATGGATATCGCCGCGGGCGACGCGGTGCTCGTTGCGTTCGCGATCCCGACCGACGTCAGCACACCGTCACAGTTCTCCGCCGAGGCGCTCTCACAGACGAGTACGACCTTCGGCGCGCTGACCGAGCTGGTTCCGTTAACGGGTGGTGAGTACGATACGACGACGGGCCTTGACCTGGGCGGTATCGCCGCGGGTGGCCTCGTGACGGCGGGCGGTAACAACGCGGCGGTGACCTTCACCGCCACGGCCGGCGGTACGACGACGAACGTTCGAGGCCCAGGTGCGGTGATCCGTATCCGTGCGACGGGTGTTGCAAACGAGTTGTTCGTCGCACCCTCGAGCAACATTACCGCGGGTGGTGAGGCGACGACCGCGCAGCTGACCAGCCCGGGTGGTTCGTTTACGACGGGCCGCATGTGGGACGACGAGAACGGCACCGACGCGATCGACATCGGCAACAATGGGTACACTGAGCTCGAGTGGAACATGCAGGCCCAGAGTCCGACGGTGGTGGGCGATCAGTTCGCGTTCCTGACCTTCGCCGACGGTGCGGCCATCGATAACTACACGGTCACACCCTCGTGGACGATCGGTAGCAAGGGTATCATCTCCGCACCACGAACGTTCATGCCGATGATGGTGCAGTAGATGGCATCAGGAAACTCGCTCCTCTGGATCTCACCCATGGCCGTCTGTGGTCCGGCGACCACGAACGCGCAGCTGGATGCGATCGCGGGTACCTCGACGCCGGCCGAGACGTTTCCGGTGCTGGCGTTCGACACGACCACGCAGGAGTACGCCGACTTTCGATGCAAGATGCCCGCGCACTACGCGGGTGGCGGCGTGACGGTGACGATCGCCTCGAGCGCGGGTACGACGACGGGCGGTGTGGTGTTCGAGGTGGCCTTCCGCGCCATCAAGGACGATGCGGAGGACCTCGATACGACGGCGCAGACGTATGACTACAACACGTTGACCATCAGCACGCTCGCGAACGCCGTGGGAGAGCTCACGTATGACGGTGTGACATTCACGGACGGCGCAGACATGGATAGCGTGACCGCGGGCGATGAGTTCGTGTTGCGTGTACGACGCGCGCCGGCCAACGCGTCCGATACGGCGACGACCGACGCGTACATTCACGGGATCGAGATCCGAGAGACGTAATGGCGAGAAGTAACAACGCCACGCAGGCTAACTGGTATTCACTCGCCAACGTCTTTGGCCTCACGGGTGGGGTCTATCCGTTCTCGATGGCGTGCTGGTTCAATCCTAACCAGGTCACGACGTATCAGGCGCTGGTGAACCTCGTGGGTGGCACAGCGGGCACAGATTGGCATACGCTGGGGCTATTTGGCCAGGTCGCGGGCGATCCGGTGGTCGCGTACTCGGGCGGGGCCGGCAACGAATCACAGGCGCAGACATCGACCAGTTACGTCGCTAGCACGTGGCAGCACGCGGCGGGTGTGTGGCTGAACGCGTCCAGTCGCACGGTGTATCTCAACGGTGGCGGTAAGATCACCGATACGGGCACGCGCAATGTTACCGGATTGACGCTAACCACCGTGGGTGGAAATCGCGTGGGTTCGACGACGTTCGGTCCGTTAGATGGGTCCGTCGCAGAGGTGGCCATCTGGAACGTCGCGCTGACCGACGCCGACGTGCTGCAGCTGTCCAAGAAATTCTCGCCGCTGTCGGTTCGATTCGACGCGCTCGTCGCGTACTTTCCGCTCATCGGCCGCGTCGCATCGGAACCCGACATGATCGCAGGTGCGGCGTTCACACAGAACGGCACGATGTCGCAGGCCGCACACAGCCCGATCATCAACCCGCGTCAGCCGCAACTAATGATCCCGAGTGTGGTGGCCGCGCGCTCCGGTGTGATGAGTCCGTATAACAACTTCCGTCCTCTCTTGGTGCAGTGATATGAACTCACGAGTTTACACGGTCGCGTTCGAGAACGTCGCCATATCGGCCGCACAGGACCTTTTCGAGTTTAGTCCCGCCGATGACAAGCCCATCGAGCTGCTCGACATGAAGGCCTCGAACGTGGGCGGCACGGCGGACGCGGGTGACGCGCAAGAAGAGCTCCTTCGTCTCCTCGTGCGACGCGGTCATACGGTCAGCGGCTCGGGTGGCTCCGCCCCGACACCGCGACCCGCGGATCGCTCGGGTTCGGCCGCGGGCTTCGCCGCCGAGGTGAACAACACGACGGTCGCCAACACGGGTACGACGCACGACTACGATACGGACGGCTGGAACATCCGCATTCCGTACCGCATGACGTGGCTTCCGAACTGTCCCGTGATCGCCTCGCAGGCTGACACCACGTTGGTCATTCGGTTGGTCGCGGCACCCGCGGACAGCGTCAACTGCTCGGGCGTCGCCTACGTGGGAGAGGTTGGCTAGATGCCACTGCTGGACAGGTACCGCATCGTCGACTCCAACGGGCTCACGCTCGTGAACTGGGTCGCGCGCGCTCCGATACAGGGACAGCCGTTCGCACAGAAGGTGGAGCGAGCCTGGACGGTCGATCTCAACGACCCGGACGTGTTGACTTTCGGCACCATCTATGAGGCGTTTCAGTTCGTGCAGACGCACTTTCATCCGAGCCAGGTCGACCTACTCGGACTTGGGATCGCGCCTATGCGCAAAGACGTTGAAAGGGACCCATGTATCTCGACCAGATTGCACTAAAGGCGCTCGTGAACACGCTTCACGAGGTTCGTCGCACGCGGTCCTTCTTCTGTCCCGTGCAGCGGTTGGGCCCGGGTGGTGAAACCGATAAGTTCACCGTGAAGGATCCGAAGCAGGCGAAGAAGCTCAACGAACAGGGTTTGCTCGCCGTGCGCACCGGTCCCGATGGAAAGCAACATGGGGTGTTGACCCCACACGGCCCGCATGGGACGTCGTACATCCAGATCAACCCAGAAACAGGTGAGATCCGCTGCGGCGCATGTGCCGGCGATCTCGATTCAACGGTAAGGGAGTAGCCGCACATGTCCAAGAGCGATACATTTGAGAATGATCTTCTCAAGCTGATCTTCAACGCCACGGCGATCGCGAACCTCGCCGACAACGCCGCGTCGTCACCGCTGACGAACCTCTTTGTCAGCGCGCACACCGCGGACCCCGGCGAGTCGGGCACGCAGACGACGAGTGAGTGCGCGTACACGTCATACGCGCGCGTCACGGTCGCACGCACCTCGGGCGGGTGGTCGGTCTCGGGCAACTCGGTCAGTCCGGTCGCGAACATTGACTTCCCCGCGTGCACGGGTGGTTCGGAGACGATCACGCACGCTGCGGTTGGCGTGGCCGTGAGCGGCGCGTCGAAGATCCTTTACAGCGGCACGGTGACGCCGAACATCGCGGTTAGCACGGGTGTGACACCGCGGCTCACGACGGCGTCGACCATCACGGAGGATTAAGTGGCGAACGAACCTAGGATCGTAGCGGCGGTCATGACCGCCACTGATGTTCGGGAGGGCATGAAGCGCAATCCCGTCCTCGCGAAGGCACTCGAGCAGGCGCAGACCGACGCGATCATGCAGGCGATCGCACAGGGCGTCTCGATGGACGATGTCGAGGAGATCAAGCGTCGTAAGAAGGTGGCTCGCGAGGAGTGTAAGGACTCGTACTACGCATCGCTGGCCGAGTTCCAGAAGCAACGTGCGATCGAAGAAGCCAAGGAAGCGTTGAAGCGCGCCGAGGCGCTGTAGTCGATCATGCCCGTCTTTCGTCCCGACTTTCGTCTACCTCAGCGAAGCAGCTGGATAGGTACCGCCGCGTCGAGCGGTACCGTGTCCAGCGGTGTGTGGTCCGCGAGCGGTCTCGCGACGGCCGCCTTCGTCGGGGCGGCGACCGCAGCGGCCGTCCTCTCCTCGAGCGGGGTGGCGACGGCGGCGATGGTGGGGCGAAAGACGGCCGCGGCCACGTTCAGCTCACAGGGCGTGGGTACCGCGTCGTGGGTTGGACGGAGCACGCGCGCGGCGGTCTGGTCGTCCTCCGGGACGGGCACCGCATCGTTCGTCGGTCGGACCATTAAGCCCGCCGTCCTCTCCTCGGCCGGTGTCGGGTCCG